CGATCGACCTGTTCCTGCTGCACCAGCTCGGCTACGACGACATCACACTGTACGATGCCTCGATGGGTGAGTGGGCGCGCGACGAGTCGGTGCCGATTGAAACCGGCTGAGCGCTGCAAATCCGCCATCACCCTCAGCATGGCATCGCGCGCCGCGTAGTCGCCGGTTGTCTGCACCGGGCGGTGCGCGACGTGGGTGGCACCCGCCTCGAAATGGGCACGGATCTGCCGCTTGACGTCCCCGACCGTTCCTCAATTCACCGAAAGGTCGATTCAGACCGGAGAACCGGCAGAGCGGCGAGGTTCGTAGGACCGCAGCCGACCCTACCCAGACTTTCCCCGCTTATGGGGCAAGTCTGACGGGTGGTCACCGCTGTTCGGCCGATCGCGGACATTTCCGGCCGGGGCCTTCAACCATGCCCGGTCCAACGCCATGATCGCCTCGATCTCCGCCGGGCGAATGATCGTGCCCGTCAGCGCGGTCCACGCCAGCAGGTCGAACCAAGAGATCGGGTTTGGCCCGAATCCGTTCGATCCACGCCCGGCTGACAGTTCCAGAAACCACGCCCAGACATGCGTGCCATCGACCGGGGGTTCAGGTCCGTCCAATGCAGTCGGCCGCCGCCCCGTCTGCCGCTCGACGCTGAGCAAATGCTCGCGTTCAGTCGCTCCATCCGGACGGCGCCGTGCGAGGGCGAACTGGTGTTCGGCGAAGGCGATCAACTCATCGAGGCAGCCGGGCGGAAGTTTCCCAGGTCCGTGATGAACTCCACCACCTGTTCACGCAGCCATGCCAATTCCGTCATCGCATACAGTTCCCGCGCGGCCGCTGGGGTGCAGTCAACCGCCAGCGCGGTACCATCCAGCGTGACCAGAGACCAGGCCTTCGTCAGTTTGGCCAGCTTCTCGATCAGATCGGCCTCGGCCTGTTCCGCCGTGTAGCGCTGGCCGCGCAGCCGTAACTGTCGGTCGGTCACCGCGCGATCATGCGCTCGGCCAACGCCACTGCCGGCCGAAAGAAGGTCGATCCAGGCTTCCTCGCCGGTCTCCCCGTTGCGCAAGGGCTGGCGTGTGACCGGATGAATGATGGTCATGCGCGCGACGGTGTCGACGCCGAGCGCCAGCCCGGCGAATTTGCTGCTCATGGAGGATGTCCTTTGTCAGGGGCACAGGGATTGGGCGGCCGATCAGGCAACCTCGGTGTCGACGATGCGGATCGTGGTGGTGGGCTTGCCGGGGGTGGCCCCGACATACTTCAGCGCCTGGAAATTGGCGGTGATGACCTGGCCGGCCTCGCCGGTCAGCGCGACGTCGGCGCCGCCGAGCTTGATGCGCGGCAAATACAGCGTGATCGTCGGCGTGGCCTCGCCCGAGGTGGTGTCCAGTTGCAGCAGTAATTCGAACTCGGTCTCGTCGAGGAAGCCGTCGATGAACGTCGTGTCTTCCAGGTATGCGGTGATCTGGCCGGTAAGGTTGTTGCGGCCGAGGAAAATCTCCGCGCCAAAATTCTGCCCGACGACGCTGGCCGCCTCCGCCGGCATGTCCATGGTCAGGGTCACGCCGGTGACGACACCGACCGCGACGCCATTGAGCAACAGGGCGCCGTTCACTGAGGCCACAATCCCAGTCGTCGTCTCGGCGGCCGGCGACACAAAATACGGCGAGGTTCCACCAGACAGGGTCCGCATCCCGCGGCCCATCACCGAGAAGGTCGCCGTGCCCAGGCCGGTTGCGGGCAACGACAGGGCGTATTTGGTGAGGCGGCATTCCGTGAACAGGCGGGAGATGTCGAGGTCTTGATGCGCGATCTCGATGCCGAACTTGCGCGAGACATGCCCCGAAGAGGGCACTTCGGTCGCGTAACCGGGCCGCGCCAGGGAGAACCCGGTGTCCGCGGTCTGATCGGTTGGTGGCGGGATGACATGCACCACCCGGTTCGACGTGCCGCTGAAGCTAACGATGGTGAAATTCCGCGCATCGTTCGCGGGAACCGCCATCGACGCGAACCGGATGACGTCGCCGGCCCGCAACCCCTCAGAGACCGGATCGCCGCCACCAAAAGTGAAGCTACTGCCGGACGCGCTGGCGGCGACACTGGTCAGGTCGGCTTCGGTCAGCGTGAAGCCAGTCGATCGCGTGTCGCGATGCACGGCCTCGAAGAAGTCGAAATACGTGGCGGGCGAGAGTTCCCCCGCGATCTCGCCCTGCACCTGGCGGGCGCCGTGGCGGTAATCGACGATCTGCCGGTCCGCGCTGATTTCGGCGCTGGTATAGGTGGCCTTGGCCAGGTTCAACGTGCTCGACACCCGCCGCAGCGTCTGGCCGCCGGAGGTGCCGGGCGCGTTGTCCTCGGTGTTCGCGGTGATGGCACCGGTGGCATACGCCTTGTAGACGATGGTGCCCTGCACGCCCTCGGCCAGGGACATGGCGGTGTTCCTTTCGGGTCAGGAGGGATGTGCGAAGCCAAGCAGGTCGGCTGCGGCGCGATTCAGCCGCGAAAGCGGTATTCGAAGACAACCAGGGCGCCGCGGGTGAACCAGTTGCCGTCCTCGGTGGGCTGGACGTCGAAGCCGCTGCCCTCGCCGATAATGCTGAGATCGTTGCCGGCTGCGTCGGTGACGCGTTGCGAGCGGAACGCGGCCATCGCGTCGGCCATCAGGTCCAGGGCGCGGTCCTCGTCCCCGAGTGCGCGGGCGGCGAAGACCCGGATCAGGACGCTGCCGAACTGGACCCGCAGGTTGGCTCCCGCGCCGCCACCGAACGCGGCAATGGTTTCGCGCCCGAAGTCGACCTCGTTGCGCAGGAAGTGCGGCACGTCCGACGGGTCGGGCAGCGGCTCGCGGTCGTTGGACCGCCAATAGACCGGCACGTCGGGATGCGCCCAGGCTGCCTCAAACAGCGCCAAGATGTCGTCGCGGATGGTGCGATAGAGGCCGGCGGTCATGCGGTGCGCGGAGTGATTAGGATGGCGGGATAGCGGACATCGGTCTGCACCCGGCCCGCGCGCCGACGATGTCCGGATCGCCGCCGCAGCGCATAGGCATCCGACAGATCGACATAGGTAAACGAGAACGAAGCCAGGTTGCCGGCCAATCGCCGCGACACGATCGCGGTCTCCTCCACGATGTGGGACGGAACCTGGAGCACGAAGGCGCCTCCGGCCTTGCGTTTGCCGACCTCGAGCCGTCGCGCGTAGGGGACGCTGGCGACGATGCGCACCTCGCGGGTGTCAGCGTCGATCGTCTCGATCCCCGCCTCCCGGCCATCGACCAGGATGATCAGCCCGGCGATGTAGGTGCCGCTGACACGTGGGGACCGCCGGACCAGTGCCTCGTGAGTGTCTCGGACGATCTCCGCGAGGTATTGCCAAGCGAAGACGATGACGCCGTCCGGGTTCACGGTCGTCAGCGGTGCGCCTTCCACCCCGTCGACGATCTGACGATAGTGCGGCACCAGGCCGGAGCGGGCCCGCTGCTGGGTCAGCACGCGATCCCGCTCGTCGGCGGCGACGCGGGCCAGCAGCGCCGAGGCTTCCTTGGCGTTGCGGTCAGCGACGTTGACCTGCAGCGTGTTGATGAACCCACGCAAGGTAGTGGCGGAGAACATCAGCCGCCCCTGACTTGCACGTTGTGGCGCACGACCTCGCCGCCGACCGAGACGGTCTCGACGCCCTGCACCGTGGTGGTGCGGCCGGCGACGACGATCTGATCACCCCGTCGGGGCGGGCCTGGCCAAACCTCGGCCTCGATCTCTCGGTTCGACAGGATGACCTTGCGATCGCCTTGCATCACCCCGTCGGTGATCTCGTGCGGCTGGAATTGGTCGACGCGAGCGGCGCACGACACATCGATGAACTGGGCTTGGCCGGTCGGCCGCCGCAGCACGACCGTCTCGCCGTAGCGGGCGAGCATGGAAGCTGTCGCGCTGGGTGCGTTCATACCGTCACCGTCCTGAACGGGTTGAGCAGGGCCGAGATCTCGGGTGGCATGTCGCCATCGTCGCCGGTGGCGCCGACCCAGTACTGCTCGGTGGCAACACCGGGGATGGCGAGGGACCGCAGCATCGGATCACGATCGCGGGCCGCCCAGCGATGGCGGACCAGGCCAAGGCAGGCGGCCTCGATGGGGCGTGGCAGGGCACTGATCGATGTGTAACCAGCGGTGTAGGTGGCAATCACCGTACAGCCGAACCACCGGACCCTCTCGTCGCCGCTGATCGGATAGAGCAGCCCGGCAGTGGCATCGACCTCGTATTGGTCGCTGGCCAGCGTGACACTATCGACGTCAATGCTGGCGACCGCCGCCACCGGCCGACGTGCCAGGCGCAGACAATCGGGCGCGCCGCGCAGGCGGAAGGTCTCCCGCACGGTCTCGCTCGCCAGGACACGGCCGAGATACGTCTCGATCCGTTCCGATGTCTCGTCGATCCAGCGCTGCAGCCGCGCATCGGCCGCATCGTCGGTGATGCCGATCTCATCCTTGACGGTGGCGAGGGTCGTCAGGGCCCGGCTGCTCGCCGGGGTCAGGACGGTCAGCAGCGAGGATGTCATCGGTGCCTCGGGTTCGCGCAGGTTCGGGTGGTCCCGGCCTGCGGCGGTTGGTCGGCGCATGTCCGCCGGTCCCGTCACTGCCGGTTGGTGGCACCGCCGCCGGTTGGGCTCCCGTGGCCAGGGTCGCATGCGGCGCCATCGTTGCCGCCGCTTGGGATTGAACCGTGGACGGGGCCGCGCGCGGGATCGGTGCGGCGGGCTCATCGTCGGCCGGAACGGCCACCGCCCGCCTGATCCAGCGCCGCGCAAGGTCGTCGCGCAGGTCGTGGACGCTCCCAGCTTCGAAACGGGGACCGCGCATGCGGCCCTCGGTTTCGAAGATCACGTCCTGGATGAACCGGACCCGCATCAGTCGACGATCGCCGACAGGGGCGGGTTGTAGCGCGAGCCGCGCAGGAGGTACAGCGCCGCGCCCAACTGCGCATTGGTGCCGACATCGGCCACCGAGAACTGCACGCAGTCAAACCCGTTGGCGACGTCCAGTTCGTCGGCGCGGACTTCGATGACGTAGATCCCGGCGTTCTCCGCCGAGGTCAGGTCGAGATAGGTGTTCGCCGCCGCCTGGGTGACGGTAGTGAAGCTGCCGAGCGCCGTCAGCGTGCCCTGTTTGACGTCGATGCGGGTGAAATCCAACGCCTTGGCGTTGGTGCCGGACACATCGGTCGCCTGCCGCAGCGTCAGGGTCGGATCGTCACCGGCGGTGCCGGCCGCCTTGAAGAAGATCACGGCGCAACTGTCGAAATCCTTCAGCGACACCCAGTCGCCGTTGTTGGCGGCGGCGGATAGGTCCACGGGGCCGAAGGCGGCGCAAATCTGCGTCCGCTCGACCAGCAGAGAGTTGGTCTGCATCAGGGAAATCTCCCGATTTGAGGGGAATGCCGTGCCGCGGCGATC